ATTGCGACCATCGCGACGAAAAAGACGGCAGGAATGATGATGAGGGATTGCATAGCGGTGTGTGGGTGTGTGTGAAGCGGGGATTGGACCCGCTTGTGAGTGATTCAGCGGGCGAAAGTAGCCCAGTTGAAATCCGGGTTGCGAATATGAACGATATCACCACTAGCGTATTGAATGAACCCATAAGAAATGAATCCAACGCATCCGAACTGGTCGGCTGGCTGTTCAATCCGGCGCGGAGTCTTGAAGCGATTGACTTGTCGAGGTGCTGTTTTTGTTTTCATCGTAGTTTTGTTGTTGTGCCAGCAGCGGCTGACTGAGAAGAACCTAAAGCACCGAATACGCATTGTCGATAAAAAGTTCGTAAAAAGTGAAAATACTTTCAAACCAAGCCACAAACCTAGGAAATACAAGGGATTGCTGATGGCAAAAAAAGCTCGGATGACAAGGAAACGAGCCAGATCGCAGGGCAAATAACGCGGCTCCCTAGTTACATTGGCAGCAGCGGACGACGCCAGAAGAGATCCAAGCTCAGCGATCAATCATGGCTAGCTTATGGGGTATTGTCGCAATAAAGGAGGGAGCAAAGAAGAGCAAGCAAGGCGAAGCCGATGTAATGCCCAGTAAAACCCCATCATAAACCTCCCGTCAGAAAACATACCATCAGAAAACCGTTCTCGTTATCGCTAATAATATCCGTAACGCGTATAGATATTAATAGGAGCATTCGCTGCTATTAATAGGCTTCATGTCCTGTTCCTGCTTCGCTACGCTACGCAGTATGAGCATTCGCAGAGGTCACTAGGGTCATTGCTGTTCCGCTCGCTCGCAGGCTCACTCACGTACGATATTCACGTGGAAGGAAACGCTTTTCTTAATCTCGCTTCCAGAGGGATTATACTCAGATATCCGAAAACGTGTCAAGCTCGGTTAGATTTGGACGTGATCAAGCACCGAAAACGGAATGCCTTGAGGATGGCTCGTGGCGCGTCGAGCGTGGATACGGGACCATGATGCCACTACATATGGTGGTGCTGGTGCTAAAGCAGGCGCGATGACTGGTTAATTACAGCTTCTGCTAGGGTTTGAATCCCGTGGAACAAGCCTAGAACATGGGCTACAGCCTGTGGAACACGATTCAGCATTACGGTTATTGTAACAAGTTGTGTGGTAGATATCCATTCTAAATGCAACTGGTATGCGATAGGGGGGGAGGGGGTCCGGTTTTCGGAGCGCAGAAAAAAGGGGAGCGATAAACCAGCCGGAGAAAAATTGTGCAAATGGGCCAAGTAAACCAGCCAGACAAAAAATGGCTAAAGGGGGACATGTGCTGTGGTGTGCAGGATGTGACACAAAGCGTCCATTTATGTGTATGGTATCACACGTTGTGAATATGCTTGACAGGTTATTGATATGTGGTAGTTTGCGTTTGAGCCAATGCGTGTTGCGTTGGTGATACTTTAATATATTTATGTCTAGTCCCGTAAGTTACGACCTGCAAGGCCAAAATGGAAGCATTGTGCTTTCGTCTGCTGCAACTACATACACTGGAAACATCCGTTGGATTCAAGTGGTAAATGATGCTGTGTTGGCGACCGTGGCTAGTGCCTCTGGCAATGTTTCTGGAGCGTCTAGGTTGCAGACGATCACCCTTCCTGCTGGTTTGGGTATCGGTGGCAACTTCAGCCAAGTGATTCTGACATCCGGTGTGGTGATCGTTTACTACGCCTAATGTCCCAGTTTGCCCAGAGTGGTAGCGCGATGGATTCTGCGATTGGCGAGGTTGCTGATCGTGGGTTCCAAAGCGTGAACCAGAGGCTCCAGCTTAACCAACTCCAAGAGGGTGAGGTAAGGGAGTCGCTGAATGGGCGCATGGAGGGATACTGGAAGCCACGAAAGAACGTGGTGAGTAGGACTGGTGCGTTGACTACGGGAGGTTCTCCATTGCAGTTGCCCTTCCTGCTGATCGACACGCCAAAGACAATCAGTAATGTGACAATCCCAGTTACGGGGACTGTTCGCCTTACGGTTACTGCTCACGGCTTTGCCGTTGCGGATTCTGGATTAGCCACGATTGCTGGCCTTGATGCGTCGTTTAACGGTAGCTTTGTGCTTACCTATTCTGGAGTAGATACGTTGGACTACACGATTGCTGGGGTAACAACCCCGCCCACTGACGTTACAGGGACGTTGTCCCAAATGGCTATCAATGACAATGCCAACGCCAATGTCAGGGCTTCCTGCTTGTTCAGCGATCCAAACGACAGCAACAAGGAGTATGTGATTATTGCTCTTGATACAGTGGCCAAGAAGATCGACTTGGATGGGTATGCCATTACTGACATTCCGTATCCCGCTGGAGAAGCCCTTGGTAGCGACACTGACATGATCCAGTTGTTCGACAAGGTAATGCTGTTCCGTGACGGGCAACAAGCCTTGGAGTGGTATCCAAATGGACGGCCAATTATTTCGGCAAGCTCCAATGGAACCGCTAGTCCAAATACCGTGGTAACGGTAAATGTCCGCGAACATGGGTTGGTAGTTGGAACATCAATCACAATCGCTGGACTTACTGGTGGAACTCCTCCAAACGGGACATATGTAGTTGCCACTGTAACGGGTCAAGACACATTTACGTTCCTAGCTGCAAGTATTTCGACAAGCACGACATTTGTTGCCACGGTTGCTACCGTCACTGACGGATTCACTTTGTCTCCGGGTGGAGCATATACCCAGCCTCAGACATTTAATATTACAGAAAGAGACGTGGACGTTGCAAACGGCGTAGTAACTGCCACTGTGGCTGGAAATACTACGATTAAAGCGGGTGATATCATTATTGTTCGCCAAGCAACAACCGTTGATTTTGCCGAAATGGTCGGCAAAGAATACCAAGTCACGGAAGCGACAACGACAACTATTAAATGGTACGCACCTGTAGGCAATTACAACGTAAATACTACTGGTGACACATTTGAATTTGGAGGCAGATTCAGCGTAGGTGGTGGGTTCATGCACCAACCCGGCGCACCTTGGGGTATCCACTTCCAACGTAGATTGTGGGTTCCGTTTTACTACGATCAGTCTGGAACATTTGACACGCCAAAATACACAAGTCGAAAGATTACTGATGAAATATCCGTATCAGACATTCTAGATACGACTACGTTCGACCAAATCGAGAACCAATTCCGTGTCAGTGGTGGAACTGCGGACTATGTGGTGGGGATGCACGGGTTTTATGACGATGGATTGGTTGTCTTGAATAGGAACAGCCTTCATCTTGTCAAAGGGACGCTTGGAAGCCTTCTAGACGTCACCGTCAAGGAACTCACCTCTGAGATTGGTTGCCTAGCCCGCAAATCTGTGGTGATGCGCGGCAATGCCATGCTGTTTTTGTCTGATGATGGTGTGTATGGGGTTGAATTCCTCAATGACTACAATCTACGAGGGACCGAAGAGCCGCTGTCTAAGAACATTCAGCCATACATTGACAGGATCAACGCTGATTACTCAGACAGGGCAGTAGGTATCTTGTTTGAGAACAGGTATTACCTTGCCGTCCCACTTGATTCTGTGCCGGGGGCTGGTGATTCTTACGGCAACAACGCAATTTTGGTGTATAACTTCCTTAATAAAGGGTGGGAATCACTGGATACCTTTGGTGATTCTCGATTCTTGATTAAAGACTTCGTGATCGGCAGCGCAAGCGAAAGAAACAACATCTATGCGGTAACCTCTAATGGTGGGTTGCACCAAATTGAAGCGTTTGAAAGCTCCAATGACACGTTGAACGTGGACAACTCTGCGGCTATTGTGTCTCCGACAATCAATGCCTCTCTTACCACTAGGGGGTATGACCTTGGGACGATGGAGCGCAAGCGGTTTACTGATGCACAGATCAATATCCAGTCTCTTCCGGGCCAGAACTCGGAATACAACATTGCCTTTGCTGCTGAAGATCCAGATGACGCTCAAACCATAGGCACAACTACTACTTTGCTTGGTGGATTGCTTACCCCTAGCACGGCCACTGAGGCAGAAACAGCAAGTATCCGGTGCAGGTTAGGTGGTATCAGGGGCTTTACCGGAACAATGATCTTGACAAGGACCGTAGGATCACCAAAGATCAATTCTATCAAGGTGGCTGGTTCTGTCACCAACAGACAAATCATTTCACAGAGATAAAGTATGGGCGCAATTGATACGAATTACACTTTCACGGCTACTGACGTAATCACTAGCACGAAGATGAACAACATCCTCGATCAAAGCACAATTACGGCTACTGCTGTTTTCAATAACACCCTTGATGTTGCGAGCGGCAAACTGCTTGTTGCTGCTGGTGGGATTACCTCAAATGAAATTGCCGCAAATGCAGTAGTAACGGTGGGGATTCTTGATGGGGCTGTCACTGCAAGCAAATTGGCGGCAGGAGCAGCAATCCCGGCTGGAGCAGTCATGCCGTTTGCAATGAACTCCGTTCCGTCGGGATGGTTGGGGGCTGATGGCACTGCGGTATCTCGTTCAACTTATGCAGCTTTGTTTGCGGCAATATCTACACTTTACGGGGTGGGAGATGGGTCAACAACATTCAATCTTCCAGATTTACGCGGATACTTTGTTCGTGGATCTGGTACAAATGGTGACGGAACGGCATCTGGTGCATTTGGTGAGAAGCAAGCAGACGAATTAAAAAGTCATACTCATACAATGTATATTCATCCAGCAACAG